TGGGGATTCACATTCGCTCGACGTGTTCATGTTGGTGACTGGAAAGTTCACCCATTCCTAGAGTTCGGTGCTATGTACACTGACGACGAATTGACACAAAATAATCGACCACTCGTAAGTGACACATTGACGTTTCACTTGAGTGCTGGATTGCTTTGGAGATTGTCTAGTCGAACTGAGGTTGAGGTTGCATGGATTCATAACTCAACCGCAGAACGTGCAGATATTAATGATGGTATTGACAGAGTGTTCGTAGGATTCAACTGGGCATTTTAATGCCCAGTTACATCTTATAGATTCCTGGGTGAGTCACAGGATGATCAAATATTGATGCAATGTATGTTGCAACAGAAGGTTCACTATTTCTAACTTGAATTGCATTCAATCCTGTTCCGCCAGAACTTTTCGGAACTGGCACAGGAACTTGAGTTGTGTTGTTTATAACTGTTGGCGCCATTGGCATTTGCGTTTGAGTTAGATTTTCTTGAACATTTTTATCAAGTTCATTTTGTTGTTGCATTAATTGATCAACAGGTCCACCTTTTGGACTATAATAGTCTTCATAGAACTTTTCCGCTTCGGGACTTTCAGGATCCATTCCAGGTGGAAGTTTTGGTCCTTGATCTGGTTGGGGCTGAGGTCTGGTAGCTGCTTCTGCGGCAATTTCTTCTGCGTCGGATCCGAGTAGACCAAACGTCAATCCACTTAATGCGCTGCTTCCAGCATTCGACAATTTATCACCAAGTGATGCGTTTGGATCTGCATTGAATCCTTGGTATGCATCGTATGCAGCAAATCCAATGGCTAATGGAGCAGCTATTTTTCCTGCTATCCTACGAAGACCACCGAGAACTTTTCCTACTCCTCTGCCAACACCACCACCAGGTTTATTTGGTTTTGGTGTTTTTGGACCACGACCAGGTCTTCCTCCTCTTCCACCACCTCTATTCCCACGTCTACCGCCACCAAGTCCACCAGGTAATCTGACTCCACCAATACCAAGTCCACCACCACCATCACATTCAATATTATTGATCTTTTCTAAAATTTCATCCAACTTTTTCATTATTTCTTGTCTGAATTCTTCTTCAGCTTCCACTTTCTCAGCTTGAATAAACTGTTGCTTTTCATCTGCTGCACCAGCTTGTGTTGCTGTTTGTGTTGGTGCAGTTGGCGTTGGATTCATGTCAGGAACAGATACACTTGGCACTGTGTCGACAATTGCTGGTCCTGCTAGTTGCTGATATGCTTCTTCAGTTTGTTTTTTGTTTCTGAATCTTTGTGCTATGGCATCTGCAGCGCTTTCGCCAATCAATCCTTTGGTGAATCCATATAGAAAAGCTCTACCAGGATTTCTACCACCATATCTTAATGTGTTCTCTGCCTTTCTATCGCGTTTCTCATCAGCAAGAACGTCAGAATATGTCATTGGGGTAGATGGTTTAGATGTCGGTGCTGCTACTTCTTTCTTTAACTCTTCAACAACTTTTTTGGCAGTTTCAGTCGTGACTTTTTCTGCTGTCGGTTGTTCTTGTAATTCATTTGATAGATACGCAGCTTTACTCAGAACAGCAGATGATTCCGTTTTAGATGCGAATCTCCCAGACTTACCACTCATTGTAACAGCTGTTACTTTCTTTCCTTCTGGCGCAAGAGGGTCATATCTAAAAGTTTGTTGAGATTCACCTTTACCAACAGTTAGATTTCTTGGACTTAACCTACCATCAATTCGTTCTACCTTGAGTGCAACTTCATCAAGTTTAGCAGAAATTCTTTCGAGTAATAATGTATTTTCACTGCTTCCATCTGATTTAATGTCTGGGGGTTTACTTGGTTGCTGTGAAAGTGATTGTGTTAATTTAGAGTATGCTCTTTCTGTTTTATCTTTATTGCGAAATCTATCTGCGATCGACGAAGCAGCACTCTCACCAACAAGACCTTTGGTGAATCCATAAAGAAAAGCGCGACCAGCCCCACCACCATATTTGAGTGTTGCTTGGTTCTTTACTCGCATCCTTTCGTTAGCGAGCGCATCAGAATATGCTGTTGGAAGGTTAGCTCTAATTGATTTAAGAGAACCTGTTCTTGCTTTTCTTCCTCTTGCCATTTACCTTCTTCTTGCTGCTCTTATTTGCTGATTCCTCAACTTTATTCTCTCATTCTCTTCCTCAATGTGCCTTGATAACAAATTAATATAGATGTCTCGTTCCCACGGCACCATATTTTCTAATTCAGTTAATGAATACTTATGTCTATGCATTAATTCAAAATTTGTTTGATAGTATGTTCTCAAACAATCATTACCAAAGCTCAGGAAAAAAAATCAGAGATTCCCTCCAACTTGATTGTATGCTCATATGCGCATCTTGGGCATGCATGAACTTTCTCATATCGAATGGTCGGAGCATTCTGAATGAATTCCCACATCTTCTGATAATCTTTTGTTTGTATTTGCGAAACGAATTCAATCAGTTCTTTCTCATTTACTTCGCTCGCATCGTGAACTTCCTCATCTTCAATGATCTGGTCAACGCATTGCGAAATGATAATGTCTGACAAATCTTCATTATCTTGATCAATCAAATTAAGCGTATCGATGCTAGGGTTCTTCATCTTGATGGCGATTTTATCACTCAGCCATATAACATCATTCTTTTGTTGAGAATCATAAGAAACATCTCTCATAAGATCGACGCTGATGTTCATAATCATATTACATCTTTGATTTTCTTCTGGTTCGTTATTGCATCTGTATACAAGTTCAATGACTTCACCGACTGATTTCGCTCTGAGATGAATAAAAATCATTTCCAGATCTGACATTGACAACCTATCAACATCAATTGGATCGACGCAGCAATTTAGTATTACTTGTTTGATGTTGTTGACGACTTCAGAAATGTCTTTTGATTCGACAGCCATCATCAATATCTTTTGTTCTTTGACCAAAAATGGTCTGAACTTCGCAGGAGATCCTTTTACTTTGATCCCTGGTATTTCGAATGTTGGATAATCTAGTTTCGGTAATGCCATAATCACTCCATTATAGTGTTATATCGTCAGTTATGTCTTCAGTCTTCCACTTCTTAAATGCAAAATTTACTTGTAGTCTATGCACACCATCATCGCCCCAATTTAATGAGAGTGGTGATATTGCAGTTGGAATGGCTTCAATCAATGTGCAGTTGTATATTCTGTTGCCCATCTGATCGTATTGTCTGATCTTTATGTCAACTGCATATGCACTTTCATTGTCAACTCTGTAGTATTGAACTATGCCAGTGTTTGTTGGTATCATTGAGTTCAGCCAAGCGTCAAAGAACTTCTTTTCTTCGAATCGATTGTTACAATAGAATGACAGGTTCACATCAGTATAGTTTGTCATATGAGGAACACGCTCTGTGAATGCGTGGTGTCGATATTCAATCATCGTGATGTTGCGACCAGGAAGTTCTGCAGCTTCGCACTGAAACATGAGTTCTCTTGTGCCGAAATCTTTTCTATCTACTGTTCTTGGTAGAGGTATTCTGACTTCAAATTTATCAGCACGTGCAAGTTCATTGTATTTGCTAATATGGCTGATAAAATTTTGTACATTGAATGACATTAGTACATCTTCCCTGAATCTCTGTATACTTTCTCTCTAGATGCGCCTTCAAAGTTATCGACGGGCAACATCAGAGCAATTTCCCAATCATCAATTCCGACTTCAATAATACCACTTCGAACATGACTTAACAGATATCTCTTTATACATGGTTTGAACGCTTCAAACCTTGCAGCACTATTCAATATATCATAACTCACTCTCAGTTTTGTCGTCTCATCGTAACGTGTATTCGTTAATGTATCGTATAATTTATCCAGCAACAGTATTCGTTCGTTCGGTCGAATATAATGAAAATTCAAACCGAGGAACCCATCGCTATATCGTTCGATTGGCAATACCAACGGAAACTTATCATAGTATGGTAACGAATCCTTTGTCTTCGGATCATACACATAAAAATACATTCTTCCAGGTTCTATTCGATTTACTTTGCGTTTGTCATCCCTGAGAATGCTCGCGCCTCGAATATTCGCTGGAAGCGTTGCTCGTGAAACTTCTTTTCTCAGCCACTCTCGTGCTTTCCTACTGCGCATTTGCATTCCGCCAGAACGAATTTGAGCTGAGATTCTGTCTAGTAATTTTGCCATAGGATTATTTATACTTGATACCCAGTTCATACTCAGTAATCAATTGAAATTCCCAGTTTCTATCCTTACAATATTCAACGGCAGCATTCCATTTGGCTTCGTTCACACCCCAAGTTGCTATTTCATTGATGTATGCTTTGGTGACTTTTTTGTTTTTCTCTGGTGGTTTGGTTTGACTTGCTGGTTTGACTTCAACGACAACAACTTTGATCTCGCCTGATTTGGTTTTGGTTCGAACAAGAAAGTCGGGAAAGTACCTGTGCCACTTATTATCTACGGGAGACTTGTATGGAATAACCAATTCCTCTGATGCCCATTCAAGGATATTTGGATTCTCGTCAAAGAACACCATGGCTTTTCTTTCCCACAGGGATCTATACCAAATGTTGTGGACGTCACCACGATATTTGGTTGGATTTTTTGGAAAGAATTTGCCTGAGTATGCCATATAAATATATATCATCAATCGGGATTGCCAAATGGCGAGAATACGCAAAAGAAGTAGCAGTCAATTAAACAAGCTCAAAGAAGGTAATTATGACTTTACAAGATTGACTTATCCCTCTTTGAATCTTGGAACAGACGCAATCCCAAATTATGTTATATTCTATATCAATCTACCAGAAACTGCTGGGTATGATGTAAGCAAAGTTAAATTTAGCGGCGAAGCATCAAGTTCTGATAGGTTTACTGGTCTGACAAGAGGAACGGATGCGGTTTTTTATGGTAATCCTGCAGAAATAGGTGCATTTGCTGCAGTAACGCAAGGTCTTGGTAACGCTGCTGCTGGTTTAGCTGCTGGCGAGACGCCAGTAAATCTTGAAGGAGGAGTATCAGGAGTTGCGGGAAGTACTGGTGAGTTGGTTGCATCTAAAGGATTGCAAACTGCAGTTGGTGGCGGCATAGCGGCATTATCACAAAACATAAAGAAAAAACCGAAGTACAACAGAATACAAAGCGCAATTGCATTATATATGCCAGACACTGTCTTTCAAACATATAGTCATGATTACGATGCACTATCTGTTACTGATGCAACTGGTTTATTAGGATTGGGGCAAAGAGCTGCTGGTGCGATTAATTTACCATCAGAGTTTTCAATTGATGCGATCGGGAATGCAATATCAAGCGCTGGAGCCAGCCCAGGTGGTCGAGAGGCTGCAGGATATATCGCTGAGCGTTCTGGTTTGGTTAACCAAGGATTCACGGATCTTCTACTCAGAGATCAAGGGAAAGCATTGAATCCTCAAATTGAGATGGTTTACAAAAGAACACAAAACAGATCATTCGTATTTGATTTCAGAATGCAACCAAGATCGAATCAAGAGTCAGTGAACATTAAAAATATCATTAAACAATTTAAAAGATTTGCAGCGCCCTCTCTTACTGATTCCACTGGTGCATATTTCAATATTCCTGGACAATTTGATATTGAGTTTATGTTCAAAGATAAAGAGAATAAGTTTATTGCAAAAATATCAACATGCGTCCTTGAGAACATCGATGTAAACTATTCATCTGCTGGTCCGTTTGCTACTTTTGATGATGG